AACTGGTGCGATTGGTGTTACTGGACCAACTGGTGCGATTGGTGTTACTGGACCAACTGGTGCAGCAAGTGATAAATACTTAAGTTGTACTCCAAATATAAGTAATATTATATTTGTTAATCGGAGTGGAAATACATATATAAATTTAACAGTTGAAACACAATTATCATATATTATGGGTAATAGTGTTATAGTTATTGATATTAATAATCCAAATAATTATTTAGAAGGAATAGTTTCTTCTTATGATTCAAATACTGGTTTAATTGCAATTATAGTTGTTAAACAGTTTGGTCTATTTGGAATTAATACTTATTATAATATTAATTTACAAGGACTTCAAGGATTTACTGGTTCTATTGGTGCAACTGGTCTAATTGGTGCAACTGGTCCAATTGGTGCAACTGGTCCAATTGGTGCAACTGGTTTTACTGGTGCTACGGGCCATCAAGGAGATAGATATTTAAGTTGTACACCAATAGCACAATCAATAGTTTTACTTGAGGATCCACCAAATTTAAATATATTATTAACAGTTGAAGGAAACTTATCATATATTACTGGAAATACTGTTATGATTACTGAAGTTGGTCGTTCTGAAAATTATCTAGAAGGTATTGTTATTAGTTATAATAATATAACTGGATTAATTCATATTAATATAAAAAATTGTAATGGAGACTTTGGACATAATTCATATTATAATATTAATTTACAAGGACTACAAGGACTAAAAGGAAATGATAATATTTTACAAGAAATTAATGGTCAAAGTATTAATAATCTATTAAGATTTTTTATTAAAGAACATTGTTCTAGACCACGTAATGGGTTACATCCTATTAATCAACAAGCACATCCAATTAATAAATGTGCTTTAGATTGTCCTTGTCTATATGGATCAAGTGAATCTATTGAATCTTTATCTAGTGAACCAGTTCAACATTCATTTATAACTGCTGGTATAAATCAAGTTGGATCTCCAATTCCAAATCGTGTTCCACCACCAAATTTAGCTCCAAGACCTAGTGCTGCATCATTATATGGTGCACGCACTACTAATTCATTAAAAATAGATTCTATTTTATATGATTTCTTTAAGGATGATTTTTTTATGTAGGTGTGAAGTACTTAACATCGACACTTCACTTTACTAATTTATATTACTAATTTATATTACTAATTTATATTACTAATTTATATTACTAATTTATATTAATGAACTATTATCAAAATTATTTAGATTTACTTAATAAAAAAAATATTATTGGTGGTAGTATTGGCGAGCATGAAAGACGTAACTTTAGAAATGTAGGTTCTTGGATGCATTATCCTTTAACTTGGAATTTACAAAATAATCAATTTTATAGATGGCCTTTAATATTAAAACTAATAAAATTACCACCAGATACAATTAAAAGAATAATTGGTGATGACGATATGTATATTAATTTTTTAAACTGTATACTTGTATCAATTGGTAGTGTACCAACAATACCAGCTCTACCTGCAAAATCAAAACAAGTAGATATTCAAAAGATACTATTAGAATACACTTCTGAATATAATAAACATTTAGTTGATAGATTTCAACATTATAGTTTAGTACAAGAAGATATAATATATGTAAGAAATTTAATAAATTATTTTTTAGAGACACATAAAAAAATTAAAGATCTACTTGCTCTAAATCCTCAACAAGATGAAGAAAATGCAAAAAAAATTGAAGCACAATTAAATATATGCAGAGATTATTATTATGAATGGAGGCAAAATATAAATATATTTTATGGTATATATAAATATAATGGATTAATAGCTAGAACTGAAGATGAAAAACCAAAATTTGTAGAACCTGCAAACTTTAAAGTTGATGATAATAAAAATTGTTTTAAAGTAATATATAGTAAGAAAACAGAAATTAATACTGCATATAAATTATTACATGAAAAATCTATAATATCATACTTAAAGATACGTCAAGATGCAGATCAAAATGGATATAATCAACGTTTTAATATATACGTAGAACCTGTTGAAAATAGATTAACACAACCACAAAGTATGTATTTAACTGGTCCTAATCCAAATAGTAAAGTATATTTTTATAAAATGAATAAAACTGGACCAAATGGTGATGTAACTATAAAACACATTGGTGAACCTGGTCTTGCTGGTCCAACAGGTATATACTCAAATTTAATACTTGGACCAAATGCAGCAAATCCAGTAGAACAGGAAGATAATGATGTTGCATTTATAAGTAAATATGATTATGGATATTTATATGGTCCTTTTTCAAGGATATTCACACCAAGAATACCTAATCCAAAAATTGCCGAAGAATGTATAGAAATAATAAATAAAATTGAAGCAAATGAATCTGTATTTGTGTTAGGATATGGTGCTTCCGGAGCTGGTAAAACAAGCGCTTTAATTTATAATAAAAAAGGTAAAGATGATAATGATAAACAGGGCGTACTACTACAAATTTTAAAATCTGATAAATTTAAAAAATATAAAGATATTGTAATATCTGTACATGAATTATATTCAACAGATGGATCTGGTACAAAAATGAGTAGAGAATATAATAATATAAAATTTCATAGAAATGATAGAGATCTTAAATTTTATATTGCAGATGATACTCCAGAGATACCTGATATAGAAAAAGTTTATACTGAAAATGTTAGAACTCAATTAAGTAAAGATGAAATAGAAAGAAGAAAAGCTGAAATAAAAGAAAAGTATGATAAAGATAAAGATGGTAATGATGTACCTTCAACAAATCCAAATTCATCTCGCCATTTTGCATATTTAGAAGCATTAGATGGAATTCAAGATATTGTTTGGAATAATTCAATATATAAGTGGAAGATTACAAAAGGACCTAATCCAGTTTTTACTGGAGATGATAGTATAGATGATAATATTAAGAACTTAACAGAAAAAATTAATAGTATTGGGGATAGTAAGGATAAATCTATAGAAAAAGCAAATTACGAAGTATTATTAAAAGAATTTCAAGATAAAAAAAGAACTGGAAAAGGAATCTATGATCCTAGATTAATTTGTAAAACATCATATACTAGCTCAAAATTGATTGCACCAGAAGATGAACAAGAATGTATTCTTGATGATAGAACTAATAATAAACCAGTCAAAGTAAATGAACTTGGTGATCTCATTTTAACTTTAGTTGATAGAATTCGTATGGTAAATCCTACAACAAATAATAAACAAAGTTCTAGATCACATGTTTTAATTTATGTTAAATTACCATTTGCAACAGGAAATGTTATTGATATGAGCCAATCAAAATATTTAATTTTTGGTGATCTAGCAGGTGTAGAAAATAAATTTACTTGTAAATCAAGAATTACTCAAGATCAATTTTTACATTTAGATGTAATTGATAGAGTAACTGGTAAGGAACTACCAGATCAAAAAGGCATTCCACATTATACTGTTAATACAAAGATTAAACATACAAATCTACCAATTGATCCTAAGGCTACTGCTTATTATAATTTTATTGGATATGATATTAAAACTAAAGAACTTAGTAACGATCAAATATATAAAGATAGAATACAAATGTTACAACGTTTTTCAGGTGTTTATGCAATTTTAGATACACCTCATGGCACTTATCCATTATTTCTAAGAAATACATTTAAAACTTCAGTTGATCCCAAATTTATTGAGTTTCAGCGTATTTATGGTACAGGACCATTTAATTCAAAAGGAATGTTAGATGCGAAAACTCCAGAAGATATAACAATCCAACTATGGAATCTAATAAAAAGTCGGGATGATAAAAAAATTGATCGTGATGATTACACTTCAGTAGTAAAATTTAATAATGACTCGGAAACACAGAGCTTTATGAGAGATTACAATATTTGGAAAACAAGAACAAATACATCTACAACTGGATTTACATTTGATAACATTGCATTAAAAATTCAAGAGACTCCTAAAGAAGATAAAAATATACCACCAGGTTTAATCGATGCTATTAAAAAATATTATTCAGAATTATACAAGGATGAAGAAATATATAGAAAAAATTATATAGATACTCCAAATGAATATTTATTTGGTAAATTTGAAAATGGTGCAAATAGTGGTAAAGGATTAATAGATCAAATTAATCGCAATATTAAATTACTTGATGAAAGTGGTGTTGAGGCACTATGTAATGAAAGAATGAGTGAAGGTATTTTTATTAATAATGCATTGATGGGTATGTCTAAAAATATATCTGATATTATACAAAGATTAAACAATAGTAGTGATGGAGATCCTGGATTATTAAAAAATATTCCACTAGTTAAAGAACCTTGTTTTAAATACTTTTGTAATCAAGACCATGAAACATGTTTTAGCCAAGTTAAGAGAGATACAAATGAAGATAATAATGATAATAGTATTGTTAATGATATCAGAAGTATGATTGATAAACCAAACTCATCTTTAAATATAAATAAATTAGGTATTATAATATTTGCAGTACTAAATATTAATAAAGATGCAAATGATCCAGTAAAAATGCCTTATACTGATCTCAATGGATTAAAAGATATACGTGATGATTATATAACATATAAATTTTATAATCAAGAAAATAGTCTTGAGATTAGAAAAATACAAATTAAAGCTATAATTGATATATTTAAGGGTGATGCTTCAAAACCTACTACTGATGCAAAACATCCTAATAACAGTATATCAAATATATTAACATTATTTAAAGATAGTGTTGGAGATTCCTTACATAGTAAAGCTCATAGTATTTACGATAAGATAATTGAGAATTATGAAACTGTTATTAATCCATATTTCTTTAAAAATTTAGTAGAATTAATAGACACAATTGATATAATAAACTCATTAAGTGTTATTGGTACTATGAATTTCTTAAATTCTGTTAAAAATATTTATAGTACAGATAATACATGTAATTTAATTAATGTTGACAATCAAGGAAAATTAGAACCAGGAAATGAACCAATCGAACTTTATAAAAATGTTATGTTTGATGAAACATTAAGTTCATTTATAACTAGACAAAATAAATTTAATGAAAATGGAATATTAGATCTTACTGATATAAAATTTAATGGACCTGTAATAGAACCTGAAAAAGTAAATAAAGCTGTTAGAAATGCAATAATTACATCAGAATCACCGTCTCCTATACAAATATCTATTCCTGCTCCACGTGCATCTTCTAGTGCACTACCTCCTTCTCCTGTTGCATCTCCCAAAAAAAAAGGAGGGAATATGAATAAAAAAGAATCTTTAAAAAATGAATATAAAGAACTAAAGAAAATATATAAACAAATGAAGAACCAACAAGATATCTAATTAACTTTTATAAATAATATTTAATATTTATTTATAAATATTTTAAATAGTTTAAATATGTTAAATTTAAATCATTAATATATTCTTTATAGATATGATTATTGGAATTGATTTAGGTACAAATAATGTTTGTTTATCATATTTTTTTAATAATGAATTACGAATTATTACTGATTTACAAGGTAATTCATTCATTAAATCATTAATTGCAATTAATGATTCTCTTATAATTAGTGGAAATGATGTTCTAAATATAAATGATAAAGAATGGGTTATCATTAGAAATTTAAAAAGATTAATTGGAATGAGTGAAGAAAAAATTTTAGTACACAATAAAGATTATACTATAGTAGAATTAACTTCTTTTTTATTAACCAAAGTGAAAAAAATTATAGAAACACATTTAATCCAAAATAACTTCTCTTTAGAATATCAAATTGTTTTAACTGTACCTGCATACTTTAATGAAAAACAAAGACAGTCTACAAAAGATGCTTTTTCTTTATGTGGTATGAAATTATTAAGAATCATAAATGAACCTACGTCTGCATGTATTACTTATTATCATTATCATAGGAACTTTGATAAAAATGTTTTAGTAGTTGATATTGGTGCAGGTACAACAGATATATCTATACTAACTGCTTCTAAAGACGAAGATAATATGGATATATATGAAGTTATTGCAACAAGTGGTGATAATCTATTAGGTGGAGAAGACATTAATAATTTATTGTTTGAATACTATAATAAAACAAACGAAAAGACCGAAGATAGTATCAAACAGATCGAAAGGATAAAACATGAATTATCAGATCAAATTATATCAACAGATTTAACTATTGAAAAATATGAAAAGATATTAGAACCATTAAAAGACCGCCTTTTACAACCAATCGAAAAGGTAATTAGAATCGCTCAATTAAATAAAGAAGATATAAATAATGTTATTTTAATTGGAGGAACCAGTAAAGTACCTTATTTTAAAAAATTAGTTGAATCTTATTTTAATCAATCATTCGAATATATTATTAATCCATTAACTGCTGTATCATTTGGTGCTGCATTATATGGATTCAAATTAACGAATCATCAATTAATTCTAATGGATATTGTACCATTATCATTAGGTATTGAAACAGTTGGAAGTCAATTTATTCCCATAATAGAGAGAGGTACAAATATTCCAGTATCAAAGACAAAACAATTTACTACAGAAGCTGATAATCAAACTGAAGTTATAATAAAAATATATCAAGGAGAAAGTCAATTTATCCATGAAAATTTCTTAATTGGAGAATTTATTTTAAAAGATATTCCAAAACAACCACGTAATGTACCAGTTATAAATGTAAATATTTCAATTGATTTAAATGGATTAATTAATATTATTGCTACAGATAGAAAGAACTTTGCAACATCTAATTTAATTATTGAAAATAAGTCAAAATTAAGTAATGAAGAATTAGATAGAATTATGGAAAATAAAAAATCAAATGATAAACTATATGATGACTATGTAAATTTAATTGATAATTTTTACTTATTTAGAAATTATTATGAGAAGATTAATTATAATACAAATATTAATTGTGTTAATAAAATGACAGAAGAAGAAAAATTAGAGATTACAAATGAAATTAATGATATAAATCAATATATATGTAGTATTGTAAATAAATTTGAATATAAATTAAAATTGGATATTAATAAATATTGTGATAATTTAATTGATATTAAAGAAAACGACATTAAGAGATTAGTTGAATTAATTAAATTAAAAAATGAAGAACTTAAAACAAAATATGATATACTAATAATAACTTATGCAAACGATGAGGAATTATTAAATAATGCAGTTGATAAAAATGCAGATATAACCAATATTGAAGATGAATTTAAAAATATATCAATAATTGTTGAAAGAGATTATGAAACTGAATTTTATAATTTAATTGACCAAATACATGTAAATATGGAAGAGTTTGAACTTAAAGACACATTAAAGCTAGAATTAATTGAATATATATCTGAGTTAATTTCGAATGATGATATATTTAAGACTAAAATTGATATACTAAATGCATACGTTGATAGATTAGTAGAGACATTTAAATAATCTTATATGTAACATTAATTTATGCTAATCTATAGCCTTTATTTTAATAATACATATTATAATATTTATAATATGTATATTTATAATATGTATATATATAATATTTAATATATAATTATTATTATAATGAATATAAAAGAATATAAAAATTACATATTAAAGCGCGATTATGAAATATATGTTAAAATGTTAAGCAGATTGAGATCTCATTTACATCAACTGGCAAAAAATAATAATATTTCATTAAATGATAAAAATGTATACTTAAATGAATTATTTGAAATACTTAAAAAATTAAATGCAATATATAATGCTTCTATAATTGAATCAGATTTAATTGATAATTTAGAGAATAATACAAATTTAATGAAATTGTATGATGCTAAAAAATTTGAATTATTATTTTCTCAGATATCAAGATTAAAAATATTACCAGAATACAAAAATAAGATGATTGCATCATCAAAGATTCATGAGCCATTATATGAAATTGTACAACCTTTAAAAATATTAATAAATAACATAGGTATGGATAGCATAAAAGAAATTATTTCATTATATTCTTCAAATAAAATATATAGAGATAATAATAAGTTAATTGACTTCTATGATAAGATATTTTTTCCAATAAGTATTTCTGAGGTAAGAATAATAGAAAGAGAAAAAATACAAGATAACTTTGATTTATCAAATCAAGATATTTTTGTTAAGAAAAATAAAGGATCTAAAGATGATTTAGTCGACAATGTATTTGATTTATATATCTATAATATTACACATTATGTTGTAATTAAAGGTAATTTTATAAATGATGATATTAATATATATTTTAAAACATCTCAGATAACAAATTTAGGATTATATAATAAACGTAAACATATTGAATCAATAATTGATGCCTTAGATGAAAGTGAAAGTAAAACCTTTAAAAAGAATGTATTAAAGTATTCTAGATTAAGTGATATCATTACTTTATCAATTAGTGAGTACATTAAATACCTAGAAGAATTATACTTTAAATATTTGAATTTAAATAACAAAACTATTAATAATATATTAAAAGAATTCATTGAAAAACAAAATAACGCATGTGATATTTATCATATTATACGTATATTACTACTAGGAGATGATAATTCAATTAATCTTGCAGGTATGATATTTAATTTATTAAAAGACAAGAAATCATTACAAAATATATGTGATTCTATATATGATAATTTACCCTTTATGAGTCAATTAAGATTAAAGAAAATCAATATGACATTAAAAGATGAGTCAAAAGTAAGTTTTACTGCAAATGATACAGATTATAAAAAGCAAATAATTCATTCAAAGTATATGCCAGAAAGTATAAAACAATTAGCATTAGAAAAAGTTGCTGAAATGAAATTAAATAATAATGATTACTATAAACAATTAATGTATGTTAAAACAATTATAAATTTCCCTTGGCCAAATCAAGATGATGGTAACTTCTTTAAAAATAAATTATTAACACAATCATTAAGTACATACATAAATGATCTAGAAACAAAAATGAATAACTTGACATTTGGTCACAAAAAAGTTAAAGAACAATTAATCTTACAAGTCTCTAAATGGATTTCAAACCCCGAGGGTAAAGGATCATCAATTGCATTATATGGTCCTCCTGGTGTTGGTAAAACATTATTAGCAAAATCAATTGGAGATGTATTAGATATTCCATTTATACAAATTACATTGGGTGGACAAAACGATGGAGAATTATTACATGGTCATGGATATACATATTCTGGATCTCAACCAGGATTAATAGTAAGAAAGATGGCAGAAATTGGAAAAAATAGATGCATATTATATTTTGATGAATTAGATAAATCTTGTGCAAAACATGGTGGTTCTACAAATGAGATATCATCAATCTTAATTCACTTAACGGATCCAAATATGAATAAATCATTTCAAGATAGATTTTTCCAAGGTGTTGATTTTCCATTAGATAACTGTATTATAATGGCAAGTTTTAACGATCGTAAATTAGTTGATCCAATTTTATTAGATAGATTTATAGATATTGAAGTAAAAGCATATTCTATATATGATAAAATAGAAATAATAAATAGATTTATGACCCCAGAATTAGTAAAATCAATAGGATTTAAAACAAAATTAGAGATTTCAAATGAAAATTTAAAGAAAACAATTGTTGATTTCACAATGGAAGCTGGTGTTAGAGATATTAAAAGAAAAATAGAATTAATCATAATGAAGTTAAATAAAGAATATATGTTATCTAGATATCCAGATACTGTTAAATTAGAATATGATCAAATTATAAAATTATTAGATGAGAAACCTATGCAAATTACAAAAGTACATGAAGATCCTGAAGTAGGAATTATAAATGGATTATATGCAACTTCTAGTGGAGTTGGTGGTATTGTACCAATCCAAATTAAAAATAACTATTCAGCTGATTCATCTTTTTCATTTAAATTAACAGGATCTCTTGGAGATGTAATGAAAGAAAGTATCCAATGTGCATTTACGGTTGCAGTAAATTATATAAATGATAATAAATTAGTTGAAGATATTCAAAAGGAATTAAAAGAAAAATTTACAAATGGATTCCATATTCATGCACCTCATTGTTCAACACCAAAGGATGGACCAAGTGCTGGTGCAGTTTTTACTGTTGGATTTATTTCAAAATTATTAAATAAGAAAATTAGAAATACAGTTGCAATGACTGGTGAAGTTGATTTATTAGGAAATATTACAAAGATTGGTGGATTAGATCATAAATTAATTGGTGCAAAGATGGCAGGTGTAACACTTGTTTTAATATCAAAAGAAAATGAAGACGACATTGATGATATTAAGAAAGAATTTAAAGATTTATTTGATGAAACATTCAAATATAAAATTGTAAATAAAATTAAAGATGTAATAGATGATTTTATCATTTAGGAATAATAATTAATATATTAATTTAATAAAATTAATAAATTAAGTTTTTTTTAGTCTTACAGACTGTCATCTGTATCTATTTGTGTGTTAGAGTCTGTTCCATTATCTGAACCACCCCCTACACATCCCTTTCCACCTCCAAAAGTAGATCCAACCACAATATCATCATTGCCGTCTGAACGAAGTACAACCTTATTAATGATTTTTACACTAATGATATGATCAAGATCTGGATGATACATAATTACATCCGGATCAGTACTACAACGAGGACGCTTTGGAATTAGATTATAACTAATCATAGTCTTATGAAGCTTTTGTGCCCATGACTTTCGATTAGAAAACTTGTCGATACTAAATACCTTCGCATTAATACCTGCACTTACTAGATGACTGTAAAGTTCAATTATAAACGCATCATCTGGGCACATCTTATTATTTCCATGAAGAAAAAAGAAAATGATATCATCTGGTATCTCAACTGACGGAACACGCTTTTTCAGACGACGTACATCAGATACCTTCGCAACAATAATCGGCCGTAGATTCATTGTTGCACAATCTGCAAAATAATTTGTAAGATACTTATGTTTCTTACGTTTGTCATTAATTGCATTCTCGCCATCAAGGATTGCAAAACCTTTTGAAGTGTTCATTGTGGCAAGCCATTTGCTAATCTCCTGAAAATCAAGTGTATTAGACATTTATATATGTATATATACTCTTCTATGTGTAATCTGATTGTAGTATTTTTTTCAATTTTTTATGAAAATTGGAGTAAATATACAATCAGAAAACAACTTTTATTAGAATTGGGCTTTAGACTAATTTCATAAAAATTGAAACTATCTATTTATATACCATATTACAATATAGTATATAAGATGTTATCAAATAAAAATTTATTTAGTTTACTTGATGACGATACTGACGATTCAGATAATGAAACAAACAATAATATGATGATTAATACTAATTTAAATTCATCAATGGATATAGAATCAAGTCCATGCGATGATCAAATGTATGAACCAAATTGTAACAATGATTGTAACAAAGATATTGATATAATTAAAAGAAATAACATAATAGTCGAGAATGATATAATTAATCAGATTATTAATTATATTAATAAGAATAATAACTATATACATTGTCCAATAGAAATTATTGATGGGGAAAATCTTATAGGTGGTCCCGCGATTCATCGTCCAAGCAAGGTCAAGAGAATTTTTTCAAAATGTTTGGAAACTCGAAAGACTATTATCCTTGTAGTAAAAAAAAGTGGAGGTGTCAAACGATTTAAAAATTATACCGGTATAGATGTACCAGAATCATTTATTTTTATATCTTTACACGCAGATAATGGAACATGTCCAGACGATGGATTCATTTTAGAATTAGCTCATAAATATCAAAATGTACAAGTTGTAACAGATGATGAATATATGAATCGATTTGCATTTAATTATGGGGATATTTATAAAGGTACTCGTTTAACAACTAATATTGGAATAGAAGGAAGGTATTTTCCAAATATTAATATTATTAATAGATCTTGTATACGTAAGAAGAATATTAATAATAAAAAGATATCTAATTAAATAAAAATTGAATTAATTATTTTATATAATCTTATTCCTAAAATGTATATACATCTAAATGAATACAAATCCTATTCATTTGCTTCCTTACTTTAAGGTACAAAATTTCTTCATTGTTGAACTTGACGAACATGTAAATCCTGGTGATGAACCACCGCAAATGCCTCAATTGAAACAATTTATTAGTCCACACGGTCATATCAAATCTGGAACATCAATTGAAGTTGATCCAGATAAGAAAGTAGAATTATGCTCTGAAGTATATAATCTTCAACATATTAATGACATCCATTATGAGCCTAAAAGTTTCTTTGATTGTCTAATTAATTTTTCTCAAAATAATCCGGGAAATATTTATATGGTTCGATATGTACTAACATATTATAATCATGACCATATTAACTCATATACAAATGTATTGAGTGTATGTAATGGACTTCTACAAGATAAAATTATTGGCTAATCAATTGGTCAATTTTTAGTTAATTATTTTATTTAGTAAAAAATATTTTTTATTAATAAAGTTAGAATGAACAAAAATAAGAATATATTTTACGATACTTTATTAAATATCTTAATTTCAATCATTATATCTATTATAGTTTTTGGAATATATGTTGAAGTAAATCCAAAGATGACAAATATATGGTTTAGATTAAATAGTGATGGAATAAAAGAAATACGATTCAGTAATTTATTTGAATTAATGAAAGGACCATTAAAATATGATTTTTATTGGTATCCACAATATTTTGATATTAATTATTTTATTTATTTAGGAATAACATTTATAATTGTTCATGTTATAAATTAAATATTTAAGACTATATATTAAACATTAAAAAGTTTAGGAATACTTGAGATGCCTTGCATATCTAATACTTTCACATACTTACTAAAGTTCATTAATATATTCAATAGATATTTATATTTATTATTATATTCCAAAGATATATTTTTACATGTAAGTTTTGATTTATAAAATTCATTCGAAGATAAATTTAATATTGACTCTGTCATTTTATTACTGATTATTATATATTCATATTCTAATATTTTCTTATATGTTTTTGTAATTGTTACATCACTAATTCCAAATAATTTTGATATTAATTTTTTATCTATTTCTAATTCTCCAACTTTTAAAGCAATCATTAGTGATGCACTTGCAATAGATGGTTGTTGATGACCACTTGCAATATCTAATCTTGAGATATTTATAGATATTTGTTTTGCATGATCTAATATTTCAGTAGGTATTTTTAGTTTTATTCCAAATCTATCAATATAATTTATTGCTAGATTACTTTTATTAACATTCATATATTTATAATTATCAATTAGATTATCATATTTACGATTTCCTTTTGTAACTTGTTTTACAGTTAATAAGAATATATCCGCAATTTCTTTTGCAGTTCTAGGCAATCCTTGATTTTTTGCTCCATTATATACACATGCTGCTATTAAACTTTTACGATTTAATCCACGGATTATAATTGGTTTTCCTTTTGGACATTTTATATCACTAATATGTTTGTATAATATTTTTGCATTATCTATAACTGATTTTACAACACCGGCTTTATCACATTTAGAATCAATATATTGAAATACTTCATACAAACTTCTTTCCTTGTACGGCATTTGACTCCAATCATGTACCATTTTAATTTTATCATATTTATGACTCTTAATATTTGTACCTAATGATGATTGGGGGAAAAAATAACTTGTAGCATTTCCACATCTATCATTCTCTCCGCTGCCATCTTCTCCATTAATCCATTCAGGATTTTTATCTAATGTAAATCCTCTTACACAACCACAATCTTGACATACTGATGCACCTTTTATATCAGTAATTACATTCGAACCTTTGCAATCATTACAAAAATTAGAATCATAAATTTCAATGGATATATTTTTGTTAGATATAGAATCAAATTCTTTCCATATTGCGTCTTCAAAATTTATTTCATTCATTTATATAAATTTTATTTCAATATAAAAATATGTTTTTTAATCAATTTTTTTTAAATATTTTTTAAGAAAAATATTTAAAAAAGAATTAGGTGAGCGATAGCGAGTTCAATTTTTTAAAATCTCCTTTAGAAAATTGGCTAAATAGAATTAATTAATTTATTTATTTTGACTAATCGAATTATTTATTTGTACACTTTTATCACCTTTATTTAATTCATTGCATACTTTAATAGCCTTTTTATGTATCTCTTTTTTTATCCTTGTACTTTTTTTTAAAAAAGACTCATATATTAATTTATCTAAATCAACTAAATCTTCTTGTTCCTTTGTAGTTTCTTGTGTTTTGAAAAAACTTAGCATAACTTATTATAAATTATATTAACTTAGAAAAAATATAAAATTTAATTAAAATTTAACAAAAAATTGAATTGTTAAATTATTTAATATAAAGATAATTATATAATAGAAAAAATGAGTCAGGAAGTTAATGATGAAAATATATTCGCACTAATAGATTTATTATTAAAAGGCGACTTGTACAAATCAAACAGGGATTCATTTGCTCAGTTTATTGAAGAAATTATTTATAAGGAACTATCAGATGGTCAGAACATCTTTAGTGAAAAGTATAAAAATAATAAATTATATCGTAATAAATTCAGATTTAGAAATATAGGGTTAAAACCACCAATTAATGAAAATAATGATGAACCAATGTTTCCAGAACATGCTAGGATTAAAAATTTAGATTATCAATCTAAATTAGTAGCAGATGTAGAACAAATATTAGAAATTGTTGACTTAGAAACTACTGAAATAACAACTAAAGTTGTAGCAATTGAAAAAGAAACACCTGTTGCAAAGATTCCTATTATGGTTAAATCAAAATACTGTATTACTAATATTCGTAAAGATTTACCACATACTGAATGTCCGTATGATGGTATTGGTTATTTCATCATTAAAGGGGGTGAAAAAGTTGTCTTACCTCATGAAAGAATTTGTGAAAATAAACCTCTTGTATATACTAAGAAGGATCCAACTTTTAGAGATGGAATCATTTATCAAATACAAATTAATTCTAAAGGTAATGATATTTTAGGGATGATCAATGTTTTTACACTACAACTAAAGAAAGATGATTCAATTGTATGTTTAACAAATCAATTTGCTGAAATACCATTATTTGTCTTAATGAGAGCTCTTGGTATAACTTCTGATTACGATATAATTAAATATATTGTATATGATATTAACGATTATGATATGGTAAACATGTTACGTTATTCATTAGATAAATCATTATCAGAGATAAAAGATATTAAGGGTAATAATAAAGTTGTACGTACACAAGAAGATGCGATTGAATACTTAGCAACAAAATTAAAAGCCAGTAAACGATATTCAGAAACGGATGAATCTATTAGAGAACAACAAAAGAAGATGCATGTAGTAAAAATATTAGAAACTGAATTTTTACCTCATATGGGTAAGAATATTACAACTAAATCAACTTATGTTGGCTACATGTGTAATAAATTACTAAATTGTGTATTGAAGAGAACTGAACCAGATGATAGAGATAGTTATGTGAATAAGCGTATCGATCATATTGGTCCTCTACTAGGTATGTTATTCAAACAACATTACAAAAAGATGTTAAATGACTGTGCAAAATTCTTCAATAAGAAAAATGTAAATGACGAAGCACCAATAAATGTTATTTCACAAATTAAACCAAATATTATTGAGAACGGTTTAAAGGCTGGACTAGCTACAGGAACATGGGGTCCTAAGAAGAAAGGTATTGCTCAATTACTACAGAGAATTTCTTATGTACAAACAAATGCATACTTCAGAAGATTTTTAACTCCATCTGTAGATTCATCCAATAGTAAGATTATATCAGTTCGTAATACAGATAATTATCAAATATTCTTTGTCTGTCCAAATGCTACACCAGAAGGACAAAAGATTGGTTTAGTAAAAGAATTAGCTCTTTCTGCAAATATATCATTAATGTTATATTCTCATATACCAATTATTAAAGATATATTAAATGATAAATTAGATAATTTACAAGATGTTGAACCAATTAAACTAAAACAATATGTTAAAGTATTTTTAAATGGTGAATGGCTTGGAGTAACTAATAAACCTTTTGAAATAAAAGAATTATTAGAAGGTAGCAAACGTAAACAAAGTATTCATTCAAGTGTAGGCATATCTTTTGATATTAATAAACTAGAAATAAATATTTATTGTGAAGGAGGGCGCTTATATAGACCATTATTAAAAGTTAGAAATAATAAACTAGTATTAACACACAAAATGTTAGAAGAGGCAAAAGAAATGAAAACTTGGGAGGAATTCATATCAAAGCATCCAGATGTTATAGAATATGTCGACTTAGAATCAACTGATTCATTAATGATTTCAACTGAGATCAGTAAATTAGATGAAGAAAAACGAAAGGATTCTATAATTATAAAAGATGCAAATCCTCATGGTAATACATTAAACAGATACAATGATACAGTATATGTTAAATATACTCACTGTGAAATGCATCCAATGTTAATGTTAAGTTCAATTGCCTCATTAGAACCATTTGCAGAACATACTAATGCTACAAAGAATTTAGTATATTACTCACATATTCGTCAATCTATGGGTATTTATGCAACTAATTATAGACATAGAAGTGATATTAGTTTTGTATTATATCACCCTCAAAGACCAATTGTAACATGTAAATCTGTAAATTATTTAAATACTGTTCACGTACCTTACACCGAGAATGTAGTTATTGCAATTGCTTCTTATAGTGGTTTCAATCAAGAAGATAGTATGATTATTAATAAAACTGCAGTTGACAGAGGTTTGTATAAAGCTACTGGGTTTAAGAAATATAAAGTAAGTCTTGAAAAGAATCCTGCAACATCACAAGATGAAGTATTCATGAAGCCTGATCCTACTAAGACAACTGGTATGAAAGACGGTAATTATGATAAATTAAACGACAAAGGATTTGCACCAGAAGAAACAACAATTGTAAACGGTGATGTAATTATTGGTAAAGTAAGTCCAATTCAACAAAATGCCAACAATAAGGTATTTAAAGATGAGAGTGAAATCTACAAATCTAATTGCACTGGTGTAGTTGATAAAGTATGGAGTGGTATATATGATAATGAAGGTTATGAAATGTATAACATGAGAGTTAGATCTGAGAGAATTCCAGGTATTGGTGATAAGTATGCATCTCGTTATGGTCAAAAGGCTACAACAGGTGCATTATTACCAGCAGAAGATATGCCTTATACTAAATCAGGAATGATTCCAGATTTAATTATTAATCCTTGTTGCTTACCAACCCGTCAAACAGTTGGTCAATTGATCGAAATGTTTACTGGTAAAGTAGGTGCAATTAAAGGAAAGTTTATAGATGGTACTCCATTTAAGAAAGTAGGATTAGAAGAATTGAATGAAGTATTAATAGAAAATGGATTCGGTGAGTATGCGGAAGAAGAAATGTATTGCGGGTACACGGGCTTAAAAATGAAATGTAAGATCTTTATTGGAGTTTCAGCTTATGCAAGATTGAAGCACTTAGTTAAAGATAAGATACATGGTCGCGCAAGAGGGCCAGCACAAATTTTGACACGTCAACCACCTGAAGGACGTTCAAGAGACGGTGGCTTAAGGTTTGGAGAGATGGAGTGTTGGTCTATGACATCACACGGAGCTTCTATATTCTTAAGAGAAAGATTATTTAATACTTCAGATGGTTATCAAGTACATGTATGTAATACATGTGGTCTAATAGCAACTAAAGTAATAGATAAGGACATTCATATCTGTACTGCATGTAAAAACAATACAGATACTTCTCTTGTAGAAATTCCATATGCTACAAAACTCTTGTTTCAAGAGTTAATGGCAATCAATATATTACCCAGAATAAAAGTAAAAGAAAATGAATATATTGATGGTGTTTAAGTCTATTGATAGAATTATTTAAGTTAAGATAAACTAAGTTAAGTTACTAAAAGATTTATTTATAAGAAATTTATTTTATTATATATTATATAATAAAATGTCTAGTCCCGATGTTGTATTAATATTGATAGACCCAAGTGCAAATATCTTAACGTATCCCGATGGTACTAATTATACATTTGTTACTACAACTTTAACAATACCTGATTATCCATGGGATAAAAATACTGACGAGGCTGCAAAAAATGCATCTTTAAGAACTCTTAGAGATAGATTTGGTTTTATAATAAACAGATCTAGATTATATGATGCAAGTTTAGTAAATAGTTTAGGTGCTAAAACATTTGTTTATATTTATAAAATTGACGTCAACGAAAGGGCACGTTTAGCATCTATACCAACAGTAGTATTTTCATCAATAAATACATTACCTCCAAATTTAAATATTTTATCTGCTACCGTTGCAAATAGTTTAACAGCTAATTTTAATTTAATTAGAGATGCACCAAGTCCTGCAAATATCTTTCAAATTAATTATCCTTCAAATATTGTAATATATAAACCAGCATTCCAGATACCAGTACTAATACCATATATTGTATATATTAAAAGTGGAAATCAATCATTTCAAAATATTCATAAACAAGATGAACACATACGAGATGCCCCTATAGTACAAAGAACACCCGGAACCAAAAAGTCAAATTCTCCAAAGGTTCCTAGATCTATAATTAATGTATCATTATTATCATCTACCGAATCATCTAAAGCACCAAAAGAATATAAGCCAGAATTAGAATCAGTAAAGAAACATTCACCAAAGAGAAATTCACCAAGGAGAAATTCACCTGGAAAAATACCATCTCCTAAAAAAAATAAATCTAAAAGAAATCGTAATAAGAAGAAGGGCGGATACTATTTAAGTTACATTAAATACAAAATTAAATATCTTGAGTTAAAAAAGAAATTACTAAATGAAGAAATAAATAATATAATTTATTAATAAATAATTTATTATTATATACATACAAATAAAATATGCCATATGAAATAAAAAAAGTAAGTAGTCCTAAAAATTCATTTAAGGTTTGTAAACAGGATGATATGAAAACATGTTTTTCTAAACGTGGATTACCATATAAAAATGCTCTAGGACAGATGAGAGCTATCATTATATCCGAAAAAGGGTTAACTCGTAAAACTAGTAAGGAAACAACCAAAAAAACTAGTAAGAGAACAACCAAAAAAACTAGTAAGAAAACTAGTAAATCAACAAATAAACCAACAAAAAGAACAACAAAAAAATAAAATTATAGATCCCATTTAATTTCTTTATTAAATAGTTTCTCATATTCATCATCTAGTTTATCAAATATACCACTACCAAAGAATCCACGATATGCACTTAATGGAGATGGATGTATACCTTTTATTATAACATGTTTTTTATTATCTATAAATTTTCTTTTTGATTGAGCATTATTACCTAAAAGTAGAAAAATTATATGATCCGTTTTATCTGATATATCTTTAATTAATTTATCAGTATAATCTGACCAAATATTTTGATGAGAGTTTGATTTACCTTCAAAGACACTCAATGAAGTATTTAATAATAAGAATTGATTATTTTTTACCCATAGCGTTAAATCACCTGTCTTTACACTTTCAATTCCCAACTCTTTATAAATATTTTTTAAACTTGGTGGTAATGAACAACCTTTAGGTACTGAAAATGATAATCCCATTGCTTGTTCACAACCTATATATGGATCTTGACCAAGTAAAATGATTTTAGTATCTTTTAATTCAAAATATTTAAATGCTTGAAAGATTCTATTTTCTGTTGGTAAAATTATAGAACTGTTTTTAGAATTAAGAGTTTTTATAATTTTATCTAATTCTGGATTATTTAATAAGGGTATCCAACTTTTTTTTATTCCTTTTAGTAAATCTTCTTTATTAAACATATTATATTTAATATATAATATTTTTAATTTTAATTTATAATTAAACAGTCAAATCATTTATATATCTAATTCATAGAGTTTATCTTCTAATCTAGGTTTAATAATTATTGTTGGAGGATCTAATGCAATTTGTTTCATAATTGATTTTGCAAGTGGTTTTATATCTTTATCTCTCATTACATCCTTTACATCCTTAACCAATCTAAGTCCACGTCTTGCTAGTCTTACTTGATCTTCTTTTGATACCGGGAATGATTTTGCTAAAGTTTTAATTGCTTGTCTTATGAAAGGTTTTGCTTTTGGAGTTGTTCCAGTTTTTGGAGTCAATTTTTTGACAATAGATTGTGATACTTCTGAATCAATGGAATATACAGAGCTTGAAATAGAACTTCTTGATTTTACAGATGATTCTCTATTAATTTTTAATTCATCAATACATTCATTTGAAGGATATTGAGAATATGATGTAAATGAGGAAATTCCACAAAATCCATTTTTACATACTTGATCTTTCGTATTGTTATCTAAATATGATAACTCTTCAAAGCCATCTCCATTTTGAATATTAAATATTTTTAAATTATTAAAAGCTTCATTTATTCCATAATTAGACGAATCATTGATTTCAATTGTATTATTAAAACCTTCAATAGAATGATTATTATATCTTTCTAATGTTTTAATAATATCATTAATATTATAGAATTCTTCTAAGAAACTTTGATTATTTTCAAAATGTTCAATTTTAGTTTCAGATGATAATGAATTATCATAATTACTAAAATGTTCTACATTATAATATTCAATCATATGAGATATATCTGTAAATCTTTCACCCTCTTTCTTTCTAGGTTTCATTGAAACATTGAATGGTACATCTCCAACTCCACGATTATATGATTCGCGAGTGCATCCTACACCAAAATCAGTTGATCCAGGTGGACATTCTTGAGAACATAATCCTAAAGATTTCATACTAGATCCGGGTGGACATCTACGATAACATAATCCAGAAACATTAAATAAATCTTCTGAACACTTCATTGAATTTCCGGATCCTCTCCCATATGATTGTTTTGTATAAGGATTTATATTTCTCCAACATACTGGACCATTTCCAACATACCCACGTCTACATTTGGGATAGCATAATAAACCAACCAAGTCTTCATCTGGTCTACATATTGGATCTCTTCCTCTAAGTTCTGGGCCACTACAATTAGTACGTGCACACCCCCAGCATACTCCTGGCCATGATCGAGAGCAACATCCGTCCCATCGTGTATTACAACTTAAGTCTTTCCAGCATGTTACGGGATCAGTTCTAAATCCTCCAGGACATGGTGTTCTATCAGGAACTCTACCAGCACCTCTTCCATATGATGTCTTTTCACATCTTATGCCAGTATCAACAGTTCCTTCTTTACATCTTTCCCAACATACTGGTCCAACGCCATCATATCCTGGTCTGCAAGCAGGATAACATAAAGCACCGTTTTTGTCTTCACCAGGACCACATCTATCTGGAATAGTACCTGTATTAGTTGTAATTTTTTTAGTAATGGATGTAATAGTATGACCTTGACCATTGTTTTCAAAATCAGGATATTGTTTCCAGCATATCATCGCACCATCACTCTTAAATGATGTATTACAACGAGGATAACATAATCCGGAAGTATTTTCTGGTTTATGTTCTGGGCATCCTTGTTTAATACATAATTTATTGCCTATTAAATCAAAAATTTCTCCTAAACCGGGCATCATGTCAATTACTTTTTTAGCCCATGATGGTATACTATTTAAATCAAAATCACCGGGATTACATTTTCCAAAGTCATCTTCATCTAGTTTTAGAGTTTTTTCCAGTATTATTGCAATTATTGCGATAATAAATGCAGCAGGACCTTTCATTAAACTCTTCATTTTTGAAGCTGCTTTTGCTGCTTTTGCTGCAGCTTTCGCAGCTTTTTCAGCTTTCTGAATTTGTTTAACATCTTGATCACTTAGATTTAATCCAACCGCAGAACCTACTGCCTTATATGCACCATTAGTTAATTCTGTTTTCTTTTGCATTAAGTCTTTTACAGAACTTATAATCTCTTTTTTATCACCAGATCTTAAGGCATCAATTGCTTTTTTAGCAGATTCTTTTGTTTCACCGATTTTATTAATTTCATATTGAATTTGAGGTTTGTCTTGAAGATAATTTGTAACTTTATTTGCGGATTTATATGAATTTAATCTTATATTATCAGCAATTTTTTGAGCATCACTGATTGTATTATTTGCTTTATTTAATTCATTATTTGCAATTAATATGCGCCCTTGAATTAGTGCTCTTTGTAAAGGGTCTTTAGTATTATTTAATTGAATATTTAAATTAATAATATTTCTTTGTACTTCATCTCTTTTCATTTGAGCAACTTCAACTAATGTACTAGTTTCAGTTACTGAAGATGAAGCAATCGCATTTTCTCTTAAAATAGAAGCTGCTTTCGCTGCTTCTAATGCATCCTTAATAGCTTTATTAGCTGCTACCTTATCTGCAATATCCTTACTATTTTTAGCTTCTTGGCGTAACCTTTCAGCTTCATCTCTTAAAAAGTTAGCATTTATTTGTGCATCATTTGCTTTATTATGTTTAACTGCATTAGATGCTTTTTGTTTTATTCTACTAATTAATTTTCTACCAGTTTCAGACTTTGCAAAGACAGTTACTAAAGTTTTTGCAGCTCCCATTGGAGTTGTTGATGCCATTGCCATTCTTAAACGATCATAGTTTTTATCAGAAATTGTAATTCCTAATTTTGCAGCTGTACCTACAATGAGTTTTTTTTCTAAAGCTGCTTTAGCTTTATTAAGTTTATTTACATCTGCAATTAATCCTTTTATATTACCACGTTTAATATTTCCAAATGCACTTTTAACTGAATCTTTTGCATCAACTAATTCAGGTGTTGATATAATTTTATTTTTAATATCATTTGTTTTATTAACTATATTCTTTAATGTACGATTATTCTCTAATTTTTCATTTACTTTTCTATTACTTTCTGATGATAATCTAATTTTTTCTTCTAGATGTAATTTTACATAGCTTAATGTTTC